ATAGGAAACGATTATGCCTGTTCTAGGAACGCAAGTTATAAAATCAATACAACGTGGCACTACAACTTTATCTGCCGCAGGTACCACAAGTGCAACAATTAACGCTGTGGATCTAGATAAATCATTCATAACTTCAAGTTGTGTAAGCGGTTTTGGGGCAGGCAATCTTTCAAGTAGCACCAGCACTGGTAACGCGGCCAATGCTTTTACTGCGGGAGGGATCCTTGCAAGCACCACTTCCATAAATTTTGCGGCAGGTACTTATAAAGCATACAACGCAAGTTACGGTACGGGTTCCACTCAAATTTATTGGGAGGTAGTAGAATATGTCTAAAGTGTACGCACATCTTGATAGCGATAATGTATGCGAAGCAATTACTGAGTATCAAACACCTTTAGATAGTCCTCCCTCAAACTACAAAGAGCTAGAAGCTGTTGATCAAACGCTGATAGGCAAAAAGTGGAACGGCTCATCTTGGGAAGAAGTTAGCGAGTGAACGATTTAGAAGCTCATGAAAGAGAGTGTGCGGTGCGATATAAGAATATCGAGGAACGTCTTGACCGTGGCACAGAACGTATGAACCGCATAGAGATGAGTGTCTATGCGTTATATCCTTTTCTGGTTGGACTTCTCATAGCCAGTAAATTCTTGGGGTAGCTCCTCATGTTCGCTGAACTCGCAGCGATTACTTCAGCAATATCTGCGATAAACAATACGATTGCAACTTTCAAGGAAGGCAAAGCTAATGCTCAAGAAGCTGCTGCGCTCTTAGGAAAGTTTAGTAATACCGCTCAGAGACTAGATGATTGGGAAAAGAAAAAGAAACTTAAACGCCCTTTAACTCCTAAAGAGGCGATGGATCTCTCTATTAAACGTAGAGAAATAAAAGCTGTAGAAACAAAAATAAAAGATCACCTGATGATGATGGGGATGTCAGATGTTTGGAGGGATGCAGAGCGCATACGAAAGGAGTCAGAGAGAGCTCACCAACAATATCTAAAAGACATTCATAAGAAGCGCAAGGAACGACAACAAAGAATGAAGGATCGCTTTGCTGTTCTTTTTATTGTTTGTTCTATCGTTTTTGTAGGTTGGGCAGGTTGGTACGTGTATGAAGCTATACAAGATGCAAGACTAGATTCTGCGAAACAAAGGCTGGAGCAAGCTAAAGAAAGACAACGTAATCTTAGAAAATGCGGTCGATACAAATGTTAATGGCGTTTTTACTAGTGGTTGTTGTAGAAGGCGAAACTGTATCTGACAACAGAATGATGTTTAAAAGCGTTTATCGATGCCAAGAATTTGCTAGTGCAATAGAACAAGGCAAGTGGAGCCCGAATGATCGACCGTATTATAGACAACAAAATGTGACCAGTTATTGCATCCCAAGGATGGTGAGTAAAAATACGCCTTTATTTGAGTGAGAATATGTGATGAAATTTTACTTGACGCAGGCCTTATTCAGCCTACCCTACCTCGCGGTCAGGTGCGTCAAAGACCGCATAAATGAATAACAAGGAGATGACATGAGCGCAATACTGAGTTCCCTCGTTGGCCCTGTTACCGGGCTACTTGATAAGTTTATCGAAGATAAAGACCAAAAAAATGCTCTCGCTCACGAGATTGCAACCATGTCAGAACGGCATGCACAAGAGCTTGCAAAGGGTCAGCTAGAAGTAAACAAAGTAGAAGCGGCAAGCAAAAGTATGTTCGTTGCTGGGTGGAGGCCCGCTGTGGGATGGACCTGCTGCGTTGCCTTACTCTCAAATTACATCCTAATCCCTATGGCTAACTTTGGGTTGCTGTTGGCTGAGATGAATGTTGAGGTTCCTAGTCTTGATATGTCAGCTATGATGCCTGTGTTGCTGGGTATGCTTGGACTCGGTGCTATGAGAACTGTAGAGAAAACGCAGAAAGTAAGTAGAGAAAAGTGATGAAAAGAGCAAGAAGCAGAATTAAAAAGGTAATCAAGGGTTTAGACAAAGCATCTAAGACGCATAAGACTCAAGCTAATTCTCTTAGAGCGGCACTAAAATCTAAGAAACCTAAAAAGAAATGAATAAAAAACTAGAGCCAGGATCTGAGTATAATAAATACGATGCTGATGGCGATGGTGTGGTGACAGATGCGGAGCTTGCTACCACAGAAAGATTACAGGCGCTTGAGATTGCTAACGAAAAAGCTGACGCACAAAAAAATATGTGTTGGTTTGCTTTGTTTGGCATGCTTTTATACCCAAGCGGTATTGTGATCACATCCTTTTTGAAACTAGACCAAGCAGCCTCTATACTAGGGGACATAGCGTCAGTGTATTTTATATCTGTATCAGGCTTGATAGCGGCTTTCTTTGGCTTCCAAAGTTGGAATGGTAAGAAATAATGGAGATAGCAATAGTTTTTATAATCGGTTATTTAATTGGTAAGTACGCATGACGGTAGATGTTAAGAAGTTATACCAAGAGATAGCCAGTGATGAGGGTAAGGTACTTCATCCTTACCTTTGCACTGAAGGTCACGCCACTATAGGAATCGGCCACAAGATTTTACACACTGACCCAGAAGCCAGTCTCCCAGTCAGAAGTGCTTATGATGGCGCACCAGAAGAAGATTGCATCACAGAGCATCGATGCTATGAGTTGTTTCAAGAGGACGTGCAACTCGCCATAGATGGATGCCGCAGAATATACAAAAGCTGGGATGATCTCCCTCAAGAAGCTCAACATGTTCTTGTAAACATGTGCTTTCAAATGGGTCCGACCGGACTCAGCAAATTTAAACACATGAACGAGGCAGTAGAAGATCAGGCTTGGGGTCAAGTCGCACTTGAAATGGACGATAGCAGGTGGAGCAAACAAACCCCAGAACGAAGCAAGCGTTTAAGAATACGAATGCTTGAACTAGCGGACGCATAATATGCCATTACAACCTTTTCAGTTTAGACCAGGTATCAACAAAGAAAGCACTAGCTACACCGCTGAAGGCGGTTGGTTTGACGGCAACCTAGTTAGATTTAGAAAAGGATATGCTGAGAAGATAGGCGGTTGGCAGAAGTTTGTCTTGGCTTCTTACGAAGGAACTGGTCGAAAACTACACAACTGGGTGAATCTAGCAGGGTCAAAGCTTTTAGGGCTTGGCACTCGATTCAAGCTCTACATTCAAGAGGGCGCAAGTTATAACGATGTGACCCCTATACGTCTGACCACTGCGGCAGGTGACGTTACTTTCTCTGCAACCAACGGATCATCAACCATTACAGTAAATGAAACTGGTCATGGTGCATTTGACAATGACTTTGTAACCTTTTCAGGTGCAGCGAGTTTGGGCGGTTTGATTGATGCTAATGTGCTTAATCAAGAATACCAAATATTGTCAGTGGTAAACTCTAATAGTTACACCATCACGGCCAAAGATACCTCTGGCAGCACAGTAACCGCTAACTCAAGCGACAGCGGTAATGGTGGTGGGTCTACGGTAGGCACATATCAGATCAATACTGGACTAGATGTCTTTGTTGCAGGCACAGGCTGGGGTATCGACTCATGGGGATCTGGAGCATGGGGATCAACCTCCGCCATATCTGAAGGCAATCAACTAAGACTATGGTCAATGGATAACTTTGGTGAAGATCTTATAGCTAATCCAAGAGCAGGAAGCATTTATTACTGGGACAATACGAATGGCCTGAACACTAGAGCCGTTGAGTTAAGCTCATTGAATGGCGCTAATCTTACGCCCACCAGAGGTTTGCAAGTCATCGTGTCTGACATTGATAGGCACGTTTTAGTTCTGGGCGCAGATCCTATTAATTCTACCTTTACTGCAAGAACAGGGGCGGTTGATCCGCTTTTGATTGCATTTTCTGATCAAGAAAACCCAGCAGATTGGGAGCCTAGATCGGACAATACAGCAGGCGACCTCAGATGTTCTGCAGGTTCTGAGATCATTGGTGGCTTACGAGCTCGACAAGAAACACTGGTATGGACTGATGTAGCTTTGTATAGCTTACAGTTTATAGGACCGCCTTTGACCTTTGGTCTTAACTTAATTAACGAAGGCGTAAGTCTGATAGGGCCAAACTGTCCAGTGAATACACCTGCTGGAATCTTTTGGATGGATAAGAAAGGTTTCTATAAATACACAGGTGCGGTTCAAAACGTCAGATGCACCGTGCAGTCTTATGTGTACGATGACATGAACCAGTCACAAGGATTTCAGTTCTTTGGCTTTGTAAACAAACAGTTCAACGAAGTAGGTTGGTTCTATTGTTCAGCTTCTACTGCAGTCATCGACCGATACGTTACCTATAATTATGAAGAAGATAGCTGGTCAATCGGGCAGCTGTCTAGAACCACATGGATAGACGAAGGTATCTCTGACAACCCCATAGCCGCAGGCAAAGACTCATCCGTTGCCTACTTGTATAGCCATGAGGTGGGCAATGACGATGACGGATCTCCCATGGAGTCTGTCTTCATTGAGTCAGGTGACTTTGATATAGGCGATGGAGAACAGTTTCAGTTTGTCAGACGCATGATTCCAGACGTTAACTTTAATGGCACAGGTGGCAGTGGCCAGTCCATCAATGCAGTGCTTAAAGTAAGAAACTTTCCGGGTGATGCCTTGGCTACAGAACAGACGACAGCTTTCACTGGTAGCACCACCAAGATAGACATGAGAGCTAGAGGCAGGCAGGCTGCTATTAGATTTGAATCTGAAAACTCAGGCGTAGGATTTAGGCTTGGTAAGACTAGGCTAGATCTACAACCAAACGGTAGAAGATAATGGCTAAAATATTACAGACCAGACTGCCTTTATCTCTTGATGATAACGTCACTTGGAACCAAACTGCAGGCAGATTACAGGTATTTGATGGAGACACATTTAAAGATATATCATATGATTCTCGTACATTACTGGCTACAGCCAGTGTTGGCACGGTTCAAGTGGTAACTAACGGTTCTATTGCAGTGGAGGTAGGGTAGTGACTAAATTATGTCCTCGTGGAAAAGCGGCAGCCAAGCGTAAGTTCGATGTATATCCGTCAGCTTATGCAAACGCTTATGCTAGTAAGATATGTGCAGGCAAGATAAAAGATCCTTCTGGTAAAAAAAGAAAAGACTTTAAAGGACCAAAGCCAGCAGGTGCAAAAGCAGGTGGGTTTGCTGATAAGCGAAGAGTCTTATCTGTCATGCCAAGAGGATTTGACAAAATGATGAAAAAGAAAAGACCTCGTACTAGGATGTCTTAATGAGTTTAAAAGAATGGTTTGGTAAAGGCCCGAAAGGAGACTGGGTAGATATAGGCGCACCTAAGAAAGACGGTAAGTTTCAAAAGTGTGGTCGTAAATCTACCAAGGGTTCCAAAAGAAAGTATCCAAAGTGTGTGCCTCGATCTAAAGCAAATCAAATGACGGCAGGAGAAAGGCGAAGCGCAGTCAAAAGAAAGAGGGCAAAGGCACAGGGTGTAGGCGGTAAACCCACTAACGTAGCTACGTTTAAGAAACGTGGTGGTAAGCGTGTTGTTAAGAAAGCTGATGGTGGCGTAGTTAAAAAATTCAACAGAGGGTGTGGTGCAATCATGCCAGATCGAAGAAAAGCCACGAGATATAGCTAATGTTTAGAGCGTATGCAGAAGAATTTAAAAACGGTGGTAGTGTAAAACGTGGTGGCAGGCGCATAAGAAAGCCTGATAATATGCCAAAACGTAATAAGAAGAACAAAATCAGGGGCTGGAATGACAGAAGCAGGTGTAAAAGCCTATCGCAGAAAGAATCCAGGTAGTAAACTACAGACAGCGGTAACAGAAAAGAAACCAACTGGCAAGAGGGCGGCAAGAAGAAAGTCCTTTTGCGCTAGATCGGCAGGGCAGATGAAGAAGTTTCCAAAGGCAGCAAAGAATCCAAATTCTAGGCTACGACAGGCTCGTAGAAGGTGGAGGTGTTAAATGACGGATGAATATATACCGGAGATAGTAACATCAAGACTTAGATCTGAAACTGGATATGGCGGAGGCGGCACTGGACCTCGTGGAGGCATAAGTAGTTTTGGGGTAATGGGTCAAGTGATGCCAAATAGAATGGGATTTGACCAAAGGACTTCTCAAGCTTTCGACAGAGACTTTGATCCAAGAGATGCTGAAGAATTAAGAATTTCTTTGGACCTGGAGAAACAAAGTCTTCGTCAAAAAATTATTGCTATGTTAAGAAAAGAAGGAATAGCAGAAGATTTAATTAATGCAGAACTTGCTAAGTATCCAAGTCTTGAAGCTCTTAGAAATGCAGCAAAAAATGCACTAAGTATTGCCGCTACTTTAAAAAAACGTGGACTCCCCGGAGCAATTACAGATACAAAAGATGCTATTCGTGAAGGAATTCAAGGCAGAATTGAAGATGCTCAAGCCAAATTTGAAGATGCCCAAGAGTTTTTGAAAGAAAATCCTGTAGATTTTAGAGGAGGACTTTTAAGAGGCGCTTTCGGCAGAGCAAGAACAATGCTGGGAGATAAATACGGAGAGTTTAAAGGCAAAGTTGATGACACGATAGATAGAGTTGGAGATGCAGTAGATAGAGTTACAAATAGAGCCGATGGCGGCATCATGTCTCTTCAATCTGGTGGTGATGTAGATCTAAGAGACATCGCTAAGAGAAGATCGGCTGAAGTGTATGGTGATCCAGTTATGTTTGAGAGGTTTGCTCCTAGCCCCTTACAGCAGATGGACCCCAGTTTTAGACAATCACAGTTTTTCATGCCAGCAGGTCAAGTCCCTAATTTTAATATGGGCATCATGGGATTGCCCGGTCAGATGTATGCAAACTATTATCCTGCTGGTCCGGTAGGACAAATGAATCCTATTAATAAACAAATCATGGGTATGCCCGGAGGCGCTCCAATGTCACCTCCACCCGGCTCTGAACCCCCTGTAACCGCACCTCCACCAAGTCAAGATACTGGCATGACTGGTGAGATTTGGGACAAGCCATACGAAGAAGCAATTCCAAAACCAAAAAGATCAGATTTTGTATCTGGTTTTCGCAAAGGTAAAAAAGATAGTGAGGCATTCAAAAGAGCTTTAGAGGAATGGAATAGAAATCAAAAAATTTGGGACTCGTTTGAAACTGGTGCGGAAAGAAAGAAATATTATTTAAGTGGTCTTGATAATCTTAGGTTTGCTGACGGTGGATCTACAAACTTTCCTAGAAAGAATGGACAGATATCTGGTCCAGGCACAGAAAGATCAGATGACATACCAGCCATGTTGAGTGATGGCGAGTTTGTCGTAAACGCAAAAGCGGTTAGAGGTATAGGTTCTTTGATGGGTTCAGGAAAACCAAAGAGCAAGGCAGAACAACGAAGAGAAGGAGCCAGAGCCATGTATGCGCTTCAAAGTGCAGGCGAAAAAGCTTCAGGCTTGAGAGGTTAAATAAATGGCAGACGAAGAAACTCAACAAAAAGTAGAACCCTTTGTAGGGCCACAGGCCACTCAAACTTTTGTAGACCCTGCGTTAGAGTTTGCGGCAAGGCAGTTATTGGGTAGCTATTTTGGTGGACCTAACCAACCGGGGATGATCAACCGACCAATTCCTATACCCATTCGTCAGACTGCAGGACTATCGCCTCTTGAAATAGAAGCAAGAAATTTAGCAGGTGGGCTAGGTGGATTTGCACCACAACTAAATCTTGCTCAACAATATTATATGCAGAGCGGCATGGGATATAACCCTATGATGGCTCAGTCATTTATGAATCCTTACATGAGCAGTGTCTATCAGCCACAAATGCAAGAAATACAAAGACTGGGTGATGAGCAGAAAAGACAAGCTAGAGCGCAACAAGCAAGATCAGGCGCATTTGGAGGCTCTAGAGGAGCCGTTCAAGAAGCAGAGATAGGAAGGAACGTATTAGATAAACAAGCTCAGTATGGCTCAGATTTAGCCTACAAGGGTTACAGCGACTCACTAGCTAGATCAATGCAGGGTTTTGAAGATATGCAAAGAAGAAGAGCCGCAGCAGCTGGAGGCATATCAGGTCTTGGACAGCAAGGATTTGACATGTTGTCTAGTCAGATAGGGTTATTAGGTGGTTTAGGACAAACAGGCAGAGGCATACAAGACACTGCCTTTGGCAATCAATATCAGGCTGCAACACAAATGGCAGATGAACCATTCATGAGAATGCAAAGAGCGATGGCATTGATGGGTGGACTTGCTGGTTTCTTGCCTAGTTATCAAACCGGATATGGATCTTCTCAAGCGCCTATCGCAGGTTCTCGTGGACCAAGTGGATTAGGTAGGATTGCAAGCGGCATAGGAACTGGACTCAGTATATTTGATCAATTCCTAAATCTTGGAAGGAACAGGGATAATTAATGATGAGACAAAACATAGCTAACAGACCCATGTTTCAAACTCCACAAAGAAAAGCTACTGGCGGAATCATGGCAGGCGTTGCTCCCATGTACGAGGGCATAGGTCCGATGAAATTAAGAGGGGGTGGAGATCCAGGGGTACTTAGCGATTTTACCTTGTCTCTTACTCAAGACGATGACAAATTTAATTTAAGAGACATTACAGATTTCTTTTTTGATCCAAGCGACCCTTTAGACTATGCAACTTTAGGATTATTAGCTTTCCCCCCTGCATTTGCGGCAGCTAGACTTGCAAAGATGGGAGTCGGTGCAAAGAAAGCGGCAGAACAAGTTAGTAAAATGCAGGCCGCAAAAGATGCTGCGATAAAACAAGGCATACCTTTATCCACTACTTTTGAAGTAGGTAGAGCAGCACCAGAAGTCATTGCAATGGCTACTGAAGAGGGTGAGGAAGATCCTGGGTTAGCTCAAATATCTGCTGTTGTTTCTCAACCTGAAGAAGAAATTACGGTTGAAGGTGGCATCGAGGCGCTGTTACCAAAGTCTATTTTAGAAGCAAGAGAAGCTAAGTCTCCTACTTTCATGAGAGGTGGAGAAGAGAAAGCAGCGGTCACTAAAGAAGAACTAGAAGCATCAGGCATAGGTTCTTTGAGAGAGTTTTTAAATCAAATGGAATTTGATGAAGAGACTGGCCAATACGTTGCGAAAATGACACTTGGAGGAATCGGCTTTGGAGGTATAGCGAAACTTTTTCCTTTTATAGGTGACATTTTAAAAAATCTCTCTGAAACTGATCCAAAAGCAGCAAAGAAACTTAAAGAGTCTATAGACGAAATTGAAGTAAAGGGAAAATCTAAAGATCCAGAACAACAATCTTTTGATCTTGGAGATGATCCACCGGAGCCACCTAAAACACTTGCATCATCTACTAAAAGAACTGATAAGACTGATAAGGACAAAGATGATAAAAAAGATGATTTAGATGCTGATGAAACAACTACCCCAACTGGAAATATATTTTCTAGAAATCCTGTAAAAACAACACTAGGAACGCTAGGAACTGCAGGATTAGTTGCTGGTAATCTTATGGTGGATGAAGATGGCAAGCCTGTAGAGACAGGT